CTGGTCATGGCGAATTTGTAAAGGGCGTCTGGGTATCGGTTAAATCGATTCCTGGGCGTGCTTTTTATTTTGAAACCTACTTACCAGAATATGCGGCAATGTATGATAAGTTGCCGATATCCGCTTTTCTCGCGGATCCTGAACTACCTACACCAGATATGAATCTACCTAATCTTCAATTCTGGAATTGTATGGATTATGGTGTGGTAAGTGTGGATAAAAAGTTCATTGGTAGTATGGACTTTGAATGCTATACCCGTGATCATGGTAATGTAAAAGGCACTTATGTCTGTACCATTGATAACTATCATCATGATCCTGATTATGTTGATTGGGCAACCAGTGAAAATCCCGCTGAACATAAGTCCCATAACTTAATTGAACTGGAGAATGGGCAATATGCTCTGTATCCTAACAATCGATTACGAATCTTTGATAATAGTTTGACACCTGTTGAACCTAAAACACCTGATTTTAAGGTTTCAACGCAATATTATCAAGTTGAAAATGGTTTTGAACGCCTTGGTATGGGGCGTGAAGATGAATATCATTGGAAAACAGCAAAAGAACGCCTACAGGAGGAATCAAATGGATCCGAACAATGATTTTCTAGATAATCTAGCAGCAAAACAACACGAAAAGTTGATTCGTGAAGTCGTTGGTGATAATAAAAACACTGATGAAGATGAAGGTCCACAGGATCTGGCAGAGTAAATAGTTACTCAGGGATAGTAACCCCTCAAAAAGTTCCGTTTTTTACAAAAAGGAGCAACAATGTCAAAGTATCACGTAGACCGTGACACCGAATACATGTATCAGATGTGGGGAACCACATCATTGATTACTGATTATTGGACCAAACCACATCCAACAAACGACGACGCAGAAGAATTAAGACCAGATGAGGAAAATTCTAAGTAGAGGTATAAATAAATTCAGAAAAATGTACCATAGTAATGCCGACTCGGAGGATTTCCAGAGCATTTAAAGATATCAGCTTCTCCTTTGACCCACATCCTGTGACAAAGGATCTACCTGTGCTGGTGAATGAGCGTGCGATCATTAGATCTGTGCGTAATTTAGTTGAAACAATTCCAACTGAGCGGTTTTTTAACGCAACATTAGGCTCCGACGTTCGTGGGAGCCTTTTTGAGTTTGTAGATATAGGTACTGCTCTCGTTATTGAGGAACAAATCAGAAATACTGTTGAATTTTACGAACCTAGAATTGAAAATTTGAAGGTTCAGGTTGATCCTAGACCTGATGATAACAGTTTTGATTGTAATGTGTTCTTCGATATTGTTGGATTGGATATTCCAACACAAAGTTTTTCATTCTTACTAGAGGCAACGCGATAAAAAATGCCTTTTACACAGTTTACTAACCTAGATTTCGATCAAATTAAGGCAGAGATCAAAGGATATCTCCGTGCTAACTCAAATTTCACGGATTTTGACTTTGAAGGATCTAATTTCTCCGTCTTAATTGACACTTTAGCGTATAACACGTATATAAACGCATTCAATACGAACCTAGCGGTCAATGAATCGTTCCTGGATGGAGCGACAGTCCGTGAAAATGTGGTTTCGTTAGCAAGAAACATTGGATATGTCCCCAGATCAAAGAGTGCAGCAAAGGCACATGTAACATTTACAGTTCCAACCAATACTACTAGTAAGACTTTAACACTAAATGCCGGTTTGGTTGGTGTTGGACCCTTTGATAATACCTCATATCAATTCTCAATACCCGAAAACGTAACTGCAACCGTAAAAAACAATGCTGCAGTCTTCGGTACAGCAGAATCTCCTATTGAAATCTATCAAGGAACAGTATTAACCAAGCAATTTTTGGTCAATACCTCCCAAGATCAACGTTTTATCCTTGATAATCCAAATATTGATGCTTCAACCATTAGAACATATGTCAAAGGTATAAATGACACTGGTCTTGGAAGAGAATTTTCCAAGATTGATAACATTTTAAACATTAATAAGGCGTCTGAGGTCTATTTGATCCAAGAAATCACTGATGAAAGGTATGAATTGCTGTTTGGTGATGGATATTTTGGTAAAAAGTTAGAAAATAACTCTGTTATTACTGTAAGATACATTATTACCGATGGTGAGTCAGGAAATGGACCCGACACCTTCGATTTTCAAGGAAATTTAACCGATGAGAACGGAGTCAGAAGCACTCCAAGTGGTTCAGTGCCCATAACAACCGTTCAGAGGGCGATGAATGGCGGTGAAATTGAGAATGTATCCTCTATCAAGTATTTTGCCCCAAGATTATACTCTGCACAGTATAGAGCGGTTACAGCAAGGGACTATGAGGCGATTATTTCCTCAATTTATTCAAATACTGAGTCTGTTGCAGTAGTTGGTGGTGAAGAATTAGTGCCACCACAGTTTGGAACGGTTCAAATTAGTATTAAACCTAAAAATGGTTCATACATTTCTGATTTTGATAAACAAAACATTTTAAATAAACTGAAAAAATACTCTATTGCAGGTATTAATCAAAAAATTATTGATCTCAAAGTTCTTCACGTTGAACTTGACTCAACAATTTACTTTGACACTTCAAAAATCAGTAATGCAAGTGATTTGAAGACTAGAGTTACAAATGCACTCACATTATACTCTAAAGATGTTGATATGAATCGATTTGGTGGTCGATTTAAGTATAGTAAGATTCTCCAATTGATTGATAGAGTTGATAGTGCCATTACTTCTAACATTACTAAGGTAAAAATTAGAAGAGATATGAAGGCACTGTTAAATCAGTTTGCTCAATATGAATTATGTTTTGGAAATAGGTTCCATGTAAATCCAAATGGTTTGAATATTAAATCTACTGGATTTACTATTGCTGGAGAGAATTCGACAGTATATCTGACAGATGCTCCAACAGTTGGCACTGGGCAAAACACAGTAATGAACGCTCAAGCAGCAGGTCAAGTGTATCTTAACAGACCCACAACTCTTGATATCAAGAAAGGTGTTATTTCTGTTGTTAAAGTTACTGGAACTGGACAAAGAACTGTTGTTGTTAAAGATGCTGGAACAGTTGATTATGAAAAAGGTGAAGTTATTCTGAATACAATCAATATCACTTCAACTGTCGAACCAAATGGTATTATTGAAGTTCAGGCATTCCCAGATTCCAATGATGTAATTGGTCTTAAGGATCTTTATTTGAGTTTGGATGTTTCAAATAGTAGAATAAATACCGTTAAAGATGTGATTGCATCTGGTGAAGATATTAGTGGCGTATCTTTTGCAAGAGATTACTATACTTCAAGTTATTCAAACGGAGACCTACAGAGGAAATAAAATATGTCGAATTTTGAAAGGAGAGTTCAACTCAATAAAATTATTGAGAGCCAACTTCCTGAATTTCTGGTTGCAGACTTTCCAAAAGCAGTTGACTTTTTCAAGCAATATTACATCTCTCAAGAAAAGCAGGGTGGTAATATTGACCTTGTAGATAATCTTGATCGCTATATCAGAGTAGATAATCTTGTACCAGAAGTTGTTGTTGGTAAAACAACGCTTTCTTCAGGAATTAGTGCAACTGATACAACAATTACAGTTCCATCTACTAAGGGTTTTCCTGATGACTACGGTCTTCTGAAAATAGATGATGAGATAATCACATATACAGGAAAAACGGATACAACCTTTACAGGATGTATTCGTGGTTTTAATGGTATTACTGGATATGATAATGGTGTAGCAAACATTATCAATACAGTTAATTTACAAACTGTTATTTTCTCCGAAACTACTGCTGCAACACACGATAGTGAAGCAGAAATCACCAACTTAAGTGCTCTATTCTTACAAGAGTTCTATAAAAAACTTAAGAAGACTTTTACTCCAGGGTTAGAAGAATATGATTTTGTTTCCGATCTTGATGTTGGAAACTTTATCAAGCACGCTAGAAATTTATATCAATCAAAGGGTATTGAAGAATCTATCAGAATTCTTTTCAAAGTTCTGTATGGAGTAGAAGCAACAGTTCTTGATCTTGAATCGAGACTGGTAAAACCATCAGCAGCAAACTATATTAGAAGAGAAACTATTGTTGTTGAAAGTTTATCCGGAAATCCTTTTGCATTAGAAGGTCAAACAATTTTCAAGTCTACAGATATCGATACTAATGCCTCAGTATCTGATGTAGAAATTTTCACAAGAGATAATCAAACTTTCTATAGAATCGGTCTCTTTATTGGATATAACGATAGAGATCTGATTGAAGGTACATTCACTATTCCTGGTGCCTCTAGAGTTCTAGAAACAGTATCTGTAGGGTCTTCGATCATTAACGTTGATTCAACGATTGGTTTCGGTCAAACTGGAACCGTTGTTGCTGGATCTAGCATAATTGATTACACTTCTAAGAGTATCAATCAGTTTTATGGATGTACTAATGTTGGTGCAGGCATTACAGCGGGCACTAGAATCCGCTCTAATGAGTATGTTTATGGTTATGAGGGGGGTGATACCACTAAGCGTGTAGATCTCCGTATAACGGGTGTTTTATCAGACTTTAATGCCATTGGAAAACTCGCTCTGATGGAAGATGGTGAAGAAATTAAAGTTAGAAATATTGGTGAGATTATCACCAACCCACCTAGTGATAGAACTTATAAGCAAATCTTTGCAAATTCTTGGATCTATAATACTAGTTCCACTTATGACATTGACAACATTAATGGATCAATTTTTACTCTGAAAAGTGATATTGATAAGTCAAGTCTTAAAGTAGCAGATACTGTAGATATTTTAAATGGTGATTTTGTTGTAGGTGCAGGTGCAACCATTGTATCAGTTAGTGAGCCAACAAAAGAAGTTACTCTTGGTAATATTGTAGGTTTTGCTGCCTCTGTTGGAGTTGATTATAGTCTTCGTAGAAGAGTTGAAAAGGCAGAAAGTGTTGGTGTAGCACTTTCTCTTGGCAATGATGTTTACATTGCAGATACTCTCAACGTATACACAGATAATAATGATGAGTTTGGATATGTTGCATCCAATTCATTACCATCATACACGATCTATGATGATCTCGTTGAAAAGAATGCAGATAGTCTTGGTGAGTTTGATACTATCTTCAATAATTACAAAGTTGTTGTATTCTCAAGTTCGGTTGATTTCATTGATGGTGACGAAGTTGTATATACAGCAGAGAATCCAATTGCAGGATTAGTTTCGGGTGCTACTTATTTTGTCAAAAAGTTTGTAGATTCAAGCGGAGTTGTATATAATAATAAGATCTATGTGTATGCTTCAAAAGCACTTCTCCAAGGAAATGAATATGTAAGACTTGATTATTCTTCTCCAACATCAACCTTAATTGGAATACATACCTTTACTCTTAAAAGGCATGAAGACAGAGTTCTTTCACCTAATCAAATTCTTAGAAAATTCTCATTAAAAACTTCACTCTCTGATATAAAGAGTGAAAAAAGAAATCTTGGTTCTGTAGGTGTTTTAATTGATGGTGTTCAAATCTCAAGTCCAGAATCAAGAGACAAGATTTACTACGGTCCAATTAAAGATTTTGAGGTATTGAATGGTGGTAAAGATTATGATATTGTAAATCCTCCTCAAATTCGCATTAGTAATCCTATAAGTATAGGCGATACTACTGCTCGTGTAGAAGCAGTTGTGTCTGGTACTGTTAAAGAAGTTCTTGTTGACCCTCAGGATTTTGATATTGAGAGCATTGAAGGTGTATCAATTTTTGGTGGTAATGGTTCAGGTTGTCAACTTGAACCAGTAATGGGATCAAGATTTAGAGAAATGAAATTTGACAGTCGTGCTCTTTCACTAGGAGGCGGTGTTGATATTAATAATGAGACAATTACATTCACTGAACCTCACAATCTTTTTGATGGACAGCATATAATTTACAATCAAAATGGTCATGATCCAATATCAATTGGGGATTTTGGTGACCCTACACAAACAATCACTGGAACTTTGGTAAGTGGTGATGAATATGTTGCTGGATTTGTAAACACTAAGTCAATCAAATTATTTAAAAATGATGATGACGCAGCAGCAGGGACTAATGCAATTGGATTTTCTACTGCAACAACTTCAAGTGGAATTCATAAGTTTAGAACTCTTTCAAGAAAAAATTTAAGAGAAGTCAAAGTTCTTCAATCAGGTTCTGGATATACTCACAGAAAGTTGAGGGTAAATCCAACTGGAATTTCTACAGAATATAATACAGTTGAGTTTAAAAATCATGGTTTTGAGACTGGTGAGATTGTTGAATACAAGACTGAAGGTACATCAGTTGGTGGTTTAAACGTTTTAAACAGATATTCAATTCAAAAAATTGATGCTGATAAATTTAATCTTATTGATGTTGGTATTGGTGGCACTATAAAAACTGATCTTGTTAGATCTAAAGTCGTTGACTTCTCTACTGCTGGTATTGGCACTCAAATTTTCCAATATCCACCAATTACTGTAGAAGTAAATGTTTCATATGGATCATCACTTGGTGGAAATTTTGTTTTCACACCAATTGTTACTGGTGAAATTATTGATGCATATCTATATGATGGTGGAACTGGATATGGTTCAAACACAATTAATCTCCATAAGAAACCTCTTATAACGGTTTCACAGGGCGATTTGGCTCAATTGGCACCAATCATCCAAAACGGCAGAATAGATGCAGTACAGATCCTTAACAGAGGTTCTGGGTATAAGTCTCTTCCAATCATAACAACAGAGGGTTCTGGAACTGGTGCAGTGTTAAAACCAGTTTTAGGTGGATCAAATGGTGAGCAGATTGTTGATGTTGTAGTTATCAATGGTGGAATTGGTTATGATCCAAATTCTACAACACTATTTGTAAATCCAAGAGGTTCTGGTGCAAAGTTTGATCTTAGAGTAAGAGATCTGACAGTTAATGATGCTGAGAGATTTAGTGCTGCCACTAAAAATAGAACTGAAAAGATCTATTCAAAACTTTCACCAAATGAAACTGATGATCTTCTTGTTTATTCGATGTATGGATATTCAAGTGATCTTGCAGTTAAGTTTAAAGATGATGCAAATAATCACTCTCCAATAATTGGATGGGCATTTGATGGCAATCCAATTTATGGTCCATACGGATATTCGACCAGAGATGATGTTCAATCTGGTGTTAGACTTCTAAAATCTGGTTATACAGTTAACAGCAATTCAGTTGATAATCGCCCACCTGTTGCAGTCTATCCAGAAGGATTCTTTATTGAAGATTATCAGTTCACTGACAGTGGAGATCTAGATAAGCACAATGGAAGATACTGTAAAACAACAGAGTTTCCAAATGGAGTTTATGCATATTTTGTTGGTGTAAGTACGTCTGGTAATGCTCTTGAACCACAATATCCATATTTCATAGGTGATACATTTAGATCAAGAGTAATTAGAGAAAACTTTACTCTCAATCAGCAATTTGATTTTAATAATTCAGATCTTTCTCGCAATACTTTCCCATATAAAGTAAATGATGATGATGCTAATTATGATTTTGTAAATGAATCTTATGAAACTTTTGCACAGATTGCAGAAATAGAAGCAACATCTCAGGGAGAAATTGATGATTTAGTTGTTATTAATGGTGGACAAGATTATAGAATTAATGATGTAGTTAATTTTGATGAATCTGACACTGAAGGAACAGGATTAAGAGCAGTAGTTTCTGAACTTTCAGGTATTCAAATTGATAGGTTGAACACGACTTTAGAAACTTATGAAGGTGTTGTATTTGAGTGGGATACTGATAGACAGGTTTCTGTTTATAATAGAAATGGATATGATTTAAACAATAATGATACTGTCCTCATTTCTGGATTATCAACATCAATAACTTTCTTAGCAGATACCCATAAAATTGGATTTACTACTGAAACTGTGGGTCTTGCAAAGACAATGTCTGCATTTACTGGAGCAACATCTGGTGTAGGTGTATTTGAAGATATTTTCGTTTCTGATATTCCAACAGTTGCGGTTGGTAATACAATCACTGTTTTCTCAGATTTAGGTACTGAAACATTAAGAGTTCTGAATAATTTCAACAACGGTGTATTAAGAGTTCAAAGATTTGGTGAAGCACCAAACGGTACAACTGGTGTAGCTCACTCATTTGGTAGTGAACTCAACGTCATAAGTGATAGAGTGAAGTTACCAGTCAAAACTAAAAAGTTTGATTCGGAACGCAATGATGTTGTATATTTTAATCCAACTGAAGCAGTTGGTATAGGTTTAACTGATGGTGGTGCCATTTCAAAAGTTATTACTGTTGGAATTACAACTTCTCAGATTTCTATCCCAACTAGAGCAATATATGTTCCAAACCACCCATTTAGGAGTGGTCAGAAAGTAACCTTATCAAAAGGTTCAGGAAATCCAAGTTCATTCACTGTTGGAATGAATAATGAAAATTTAAATACTTTCTTCCTTCCAGATCCAAACACAAAAGAAACGGAAGTTTATGTAATTAATAAGGGTGCAAATTACATTGGTATTGTAACTGAATATGTAGGTGCAGTTGGTGTCGGAACTACCTCTGAAGGTCTTTACTTCTATAATCTTGGAAACGCTGCAGATAGAGCAGATTATAAGATTGAGTCCAATAAGACTCAAGTAACTGGTGATTTAAGTAGAATCACAACTTTAGTAAGTTGTGCAGATACTCACGGATTGAATAGAAATGATACTATTAAATTAAGTGTTCTCCCAAATACTATAGTTGGAGTAGGAACAACATCTGCTCTTAGATTGGCATTGAATCCTGATGAAGAAAAAATACTCATAAATCCAACAAGTATCCCATCATCAGATATTAATGTAAACAAAAACACATTTACATTGACTGCCCATGGATTTAAGACTGGAGATAAAATTTATTATGAAGGTGATGCATCTGGATTAACTGATGGAGATTATTTCATTATTCGTGATAGTTTGAATACATTCCGTCTTGCAGAAACTGTATATGAATCAAACCCTTTAACAGAGCAAGAAATCAATATAACTGCTACAGGAACTGGTCCTCATACAATTTCTCTCATCAATCCAAAAATTGATGTTGTCAGAAATTCTGACATTCAATTCAATTTAGAAGATCCATCACTCTTTGGATATAATTTAAAAATTTATCGAGAGAAAGAATTTGTAAATGAATTTATCAGTGTTTCTGATAGTGACACATTTAATGTTGTTAGTACTGGTTCGACCGTTGGTCTTGGAACTCTTGCAGAATCATTATTAACTATTAACTATTCTCAAAATATTCCAAGTCGATTATTTTATACCCTTGAGAAATCTGGATA